AAAAATATTTCAAAAAAGTATTGACAAAGAAACTCATGTTCGTTTATACTATATTTATAGTAACGAACATGAGTTTTATATTTGGAGGTATAATTATGAAAATCAAAATAGTAAATTTAAGAAGATTTATATGTAGCATAGTAATATTATTAGGAATAATTGTAGTATTATCACTAGTACTAGCAAAGCCAACATTGTCTCATGGAGATGTTGAGTACAAAAAAATATATGTATCTAATGGAGATACTTTATGGCAAATAGCAAGTGAGCAATCAAAAGAAAATCCATATTATGAAAATAAAGATATTAATAGTATTATTTATAACATAAAGAAAATAAATAATCTTCAAAATAGTAATTTATCAATAGGTCAAGAGTTATTAATACCAACATTATAAATCAGCTAAAGGATTACTTTCTACTGCAGCACGAACTTGAGAGTTATCTACATGTGTATATATTTCTGTGGTGGAAATGCTTTGATGACCAAGCAACTCTTGCAAAGCACGAATATCTACATTACCATATTGATACATTAAAGTTGCTGCAGTATGTCTTAATTTATGAACTGAATACTTTGTAATATCTAAACCGAGCTTTTTGTAAATCTCTTTTTACAATATATTGAACAGCTCTTGTACTAATTCTTTCTTTACGTTCGCTTAAAAATAAGGCATCTTTAGAATCTATTTTAACACCTTCATGAGGTCTAACTTTAATATAGTCTTCAATAGCACTTATACAAGCTTTATTTAGGTAAATAGTTCTTTCTTTATTACCTTTACCAATAACATTAAGTTTACATTCACTCATAGTCATATCACTAAAATTAATATTAACAAGTTCAGATAAACGCATACCACAATTCAAAAATAAAGTAACAATAGCATAATCACGTTCTTTATTTCTGTTTTCTTCATCAGAAGCAACATTAAGAAGAGCCTTACTTTCATCTAAACTTAGATATTTAGGCATACGCTTACCAAGCTTAGGAGAATCAAGGTTTTGAGCAGGATTAACCTCTAACTGATTAGTCTTTTTAGTCAAATATATGAAAAATGATTTAAGACTCGCAACTTTACGAGCTCTGGATGCTGGTTGATTTCCGTAATTCAGTGAGGTAGGCGAGGTAGGCATACAAATCATTAATATCGATTGTTTTTAAATTATCTAAATTAATATCTGTAATTTCAATTTTACTAAAATCTTTTTCATCAGTTAATTTTTTATGAACTTTAATAAACTTAAAAAATCTATTTAAATCATAATTATATTCTTTAACAGTATTTTTAGATTTATTAAGAATTGATTCATTATAAACTAAAAAATTATTTAAAATAATTGGATTTTTACTAAAATCTATCATAACAAAAAACCTCCAAAAAACAAGCCTTTAAAATCGTTTTTAAGCCATTTTTATAAAAAAGACATATACTAGTATGTCTGCAAAAATGCTTAAAACAGTATATTTAATGCATATTACAGCATTTTCAACTTATCCTATCTCTATTTTCGCAAAATTATCATTTTGTGCAATGATAATTACAAAAAAATAAATAATTCTGCTTTAAGCTTTCATTTTGTGCAATCTTTAACACTAAAAAATAAAAAACAAGTTATTCTTTTATTAATTTGTATTATTCCATGTCCCCTGCTTTTTGTCAATAGTTAATTTATTATTTTGTAAATTTAGTTAAATATGTAATATCATGTGTTGTTTTTTCTTTATAACATGACCTACTTATATTTACACATAAGTAAGGTTTTTTTGTATTTCTTTTATAATGTACTATAAATTTATTTATTTTAATTTTATACAAATAACTTCCTTTGTAATCATATAAATCTAATATTTGTCCTTCGTAAAATACTCTTTTATTAATGTATGCAATTTTTTTCATTAGTTGTGTATTTACAACTTCACTTATAATTATTCCCCCTCTTATATGTTTAACACCTTGTCATTATAGCACAATTATGTAGACTTGTCAAAATATGGAAGATATGATAATATAATGTCGAGGTGTTTTTTATGTGGATTGTATGGGTTTTAGTATTTATTAGTATCATAGCAATATGTAATTCTTTAATGAAAAATAATAATGAAAATACAATAAATGTCAATAATATAAATGATTATACTAATAGTTATAGAAAAAATAATTATGTGCTAACTGTAACAGAATTAAAATTTTATAGAGAACTTATAAAAGTTACAGAGAAATTGAATTTAGTAATATTCCCTAAAATAAGAATGGCTGACATATTAACTATAACAGATAAGACAATAACACATTCAGCCTTCAACAAAATAAAAGCAAAACATATAGATTTTGTATTATGTGATAAATCTAATTGTAAAGTAAGAGCCTATGTAGAATTAGATGATTATACACATAATAAGCAATATAAAAATGATAGTTTTAAAAATAAAGTACTAGGCAAATATTTAATAAGAGTAAAAGTTTATAATACCTATAATTTAGAATGGTTAGAACAAAAAATAGTAGAAGCTATAAGAGAGTAATTTAAAAACTACTCTCTTTAATTTTAATCTTTATGTCATTATCTAACCAATATATTTTTACATATTCATTAGTAAAATCAGGTTGTACACCTAAAGGAATTTGTAATTCTCCCCTCTTTACCTCTACAGCAGTCTTTAAATCTCTACTTGCATAATACATTTTGGCATTTAAGTCTGTTATACAACTTTCTATATTTTTACTAACATATTTTGTTATATATAATGAGCATCTTTTTTTATCTCTTATTTTATCTAAACTAATATATCCAAATTTTTCTTTATATGCTAGCCAATCCAAATAACCATGTTCATTTATTGTAAAATGTTCTTTAGGTATTCCTGTTATGAACCCGTGCATATGCCATGATTTTCCATCTTTATGTAACTCTGGAATGAATAAATATTGTATATTTATATTATATTTTATTCTGTAATTTCTTAAAAACTGACTAAAATCTTTGTAATAATTTTTTAAATTTGTTCTGTCATATCTATTAGAGTCTATAGTTAAAGTTACAAAGTATTCAAATTCATTACAAATAGCATATTCAAATATTTTTGCCCTACTCCTAGATATAGAATTTACAAGCTTTTTATCATTTGGATTATGTGTTTTTCTTTTTCTGTCTATTTCTTCAAATCCTTTACGCCTCAATGCTTTCATAAATACCAATTTATACATATTGTCAGTATATTTTTTTAGTATGTATGTAGGACAATAAACAGAATATTTAGTATATTTTCTAATTCTCATATGTCCCCCTTTTTACCGTTAAGTGTTACTTAGTCAAGTATAGAAGTTTGCGAAATCGGATATTGCCATCCTCTCATTTGAAAGTTATATATAATTGTTGATATCTGGAGTCTAGCATCAGATATTTTTACATATTTACCTTTTTTGTGTTTTGCATACCAAACATATTCATAAGTTAAAGTATCTATACTAAGACCTTTTGACCAATTATCAATAATGTCTTTTTCTGACCATTCTATTATTTGTAGCATGATATACCTCCACTCAATCGCCGTTCCGGCTTGTTGATAGGGAGGATTTGCACCTCCCTCCTAAAATTCTAAAAGAATTTTACCCCACCAGCTTCTGGGTCTGTCTGGGCATACCATTGTATTCCTCACAGGTATATAGCCCAGGTTATATTAATTAAAAGAAAATGTATGTTATTTTAGTTTTTGTTCTAGTTTTAGCAATGGTCCCTCATTATTGTTTCTTATTTGTTCTAAATCGTTTTTAAAGCCTTCTTGACCTAGATTAATTATTTTCTTATATGTATCGAATGCACCTCGTATTTCTTCATTATGTACAAAAAAGAACATTCCTCTAAATTTTTTATTATCTGTAATTCCTTCTGTATCGCATGTGATTTCGTATTTTCTTACTATGGTTATACAGCCAAATATCGTATTAGGTTCATATAGCATGTACGTCTGTTCTCTGATAGGTTTTGCAACTCTAGTAAAGACTTGGCTTGTTCCTATAATCATTTTGGTTTGTTTACGTTGTTGTGTAATTTCTGTTAGCATTTCAATTGGAAAATCCTTACTTTGAAGAGAATTAAACCAATTTTGTATTTCATCTAATACGTCTATTTCTCCATAAATTCCATTTGTACCATTTAATACGTCTTTCCAATGTCCTATTCTTGCATGTTCATGTTCATAATAATAGTTAGTCTTTACTTTTAGTTTTGGATACATCTTTTGGTATCTCATAAGCATGTAAGTGAGTGTAATTGATTTACCACTCCCCTGCTTTCCTGCAATTATATGTACACCAAATTCGTTAAAGTGATCAGGGTCTTTATTAAATGAATCTAAAACAAATTGATTTGGAAAATCTTTAAATAGTCTTTTTAATAAAGAACCATGAGAAATATAATTATATGTACCTTTTTTAAATCTCATTTTTTTTATAAAATAGTAATATAAAAAATGTAAAGATATAGATATAATAAATGGCGACAAAATGATTAAAATCCACTTTATAATAAAAAAAATTATATTTAACATATGTTATCCTTTCTAACATAATAAAAACCGACAACGACCTGCGTGTCCGTTGCTCGGTTTTTATATTATGAACCCATAGTTGGAATAAAACTTTTTACTCTTATGATTAATGCCCAAATTATATGAAATCCTTTTATTGACAATGATATTGCTAAAATAGGCAATAATCCTGCTACTGGAAATATAAATCCTAACATACCTAATATGCTATTAAAACCAGTAAATACATTGTTAGGAATTGCTATTGATACAGCAGGTAAAAGATTTAATAATAAATGTAATGGTGCCGTTAAGACACTAAATATAAAATCTGTTATCATGATATTCCTCCTACAACTTTTGGCATTCTGTTATATAGTTTCTTGATAAAAGAAAACCAACTTATAGCTAAAATAATTCCATGTAACCATACTCTGTATGATAAAAATGGGGAAAAATCTATTATTTTTGCTTTTGTTCCCATATATGTTATTTCAAAACTTGGAGTAGTTGTTCCATAGTCTTCAAATCCTAAAAGACTATGTGCAAGTGTTTTTATTTGATTGATAAACGGAAATTTCTCATTTAATTTGTTATATAAATTTGAAAAAGTATCTCCTTGTGGTTTAAATAAAAATTCAATGCCTGCAACTATTCCATCAATAATTTTATAACCAAAAAATTTATCACTAAAAGGATTTATAAATTGTAATGCCTCCAGGACTCCTCTTAGTAAAAAATTCTCATGGAATGGATTTAAGTAGCTTAGTACATTTCCTAAACTTTCGCCCAACCATCTTATGCCTTGTGCAATGCTGTTAAAAGGAGTTGCCAACCCTTCCAAAATGCTACCAAACCAACTAGAAATACTGCCAAATATGGAATCATACCAGTGATCATAGTCTGGAAGGTCTTCGTTGTTATTTCCGGTATTTCCCTCATTCCCGGTCGAAAAAAAAAACTGGTTTTTGAATCATCTTTATATACACTTAAAGTTCCTGCATACTCACATGTAACTGTATTAGTTGCTGAATCATATAATCCTTGAGGACCACTAAAAACAGATATTGAAGGATAATCATATAATAATACAAAACCTGTGCCAGTAAATTTATATGCTTTCAAATGTACTGGTGCTGAAACATTCATAGTCATGTAATGATGTCCAAAGTGAATTTGCCAATAAGTTAAATAAAATGTTTTCCCTATAGGGTTTTCTATGAAAAATATATTATAATTTCTAATATTACTATCATAATAAATATAGTAAGCATAATTAGGGTCATTTATTTCTGTTAATTGTTCTCTAGCTTTTGTTAATACTGTATTATTTTTTAAATCTATTTTTATGATGTCATTAAATCCATTGTAGGTTATTGCACCAAATACTTGTACTGTTATAGTAAAGCTTAGTAAAAATATTACTAACGAAGCTATTAAAAATTTACGCATAATGTCTCCTTTCAATAAAAATAGAGCTTAGAGCTTTTAGCCCCAAGCCCTTATATTTAGGCACCTTTGATTTGTCCTTTTAAGAATGACCAACCTTTTCTGAATGCTAGAAATCCTACCACTGCTGGTAATACTACAGGTATTAAATCTTTGATGGTATCTAATATTCCTGTAAATGTTGCTGCTGTTATTGTATCAAACATATTCGTTTCCCCCTCTCTAAAAAAATATTTTGAAAAGTCTATATAATACAACTATTGCAAAAACTACTATAGCAAATTGAATAAAACCTGTTATTAATTGTGCTAATGGAACTAGTTTTGACAATAAATTATATATGTTGTTTAAAACTTCTAATTCTGTCATGTTATACCTCTATTTTGTAATTTAATTTTTGTGTTTTATGATTTGCCTTACACAATATCATTACGTCATCATAAATCTGTTTATTTTCAACAACATAATTATATTGGTCTTCTGTACAAAAAACTGGTATGATAACTGCCTCACTTTTTAATTGTCCGACCTCCATTGGTTCAGTATAAAGACAATTCAATACATAAAATTCTTTTGTCTTATCTTTTGATTTGAAATGTGTAAATCCAACTAACTTTGTTTTTAATGCTTCCATTTTTCTTAACTCCTTTCAAATTTTCATATAAAAAAACACCAATGTTCTTCACATTAGTGTTTTTTGTTAAACATATTTATATAAATTCTTCTGCTTTTTGTTATCATTTTGTGCAATGTTTGTGAATGAAAAATAAAAGCTTTTAGCCCTCTTCTCTTTTTTTATTATATAAAAAAGTTTTTTATATTGTCAATACTTACTTATAAAAATAAAGAAAAACTTTTCACAATATGATTTTAGTCTTTGAATAAGTCAGCATGGAGACCAATCATACACTAGTATAAATTAAAAACTCAGAGACCTTTTATAAGGTCTCTGAGTAAAACCGAATTGTATTTAATTCTTTTCCTGAATGTCAGTTAACAAAATGCTGAATGTATCATGACGTCTAGGTATAACTATACACGGCAGAGGTTCGCTTTGCAGTGCTCTTACCATTTCAGGAGTTAAATCTTCAAAGAGCCATTCACCTTTCTCGCCTACAATCTTAAGGATGTCTTGCAAAAAGTTGAGTTCCAGAGTGTTTTCGAAACAGATGGTAACTTTGTTTCTTTTGACAATAACTTCACATGACAGGGGTTCACTTGCCAGTGCCTCCAACAAAGAAATCGATAAATCTTCAGTGCTGTGTGATACATACTCTCCATACTCTGCTATTTTCCAGAGTATCCGTTGCAAAACCTTTAATTCCTGTGAATTCATTACTGTCACCCTTTCAGTTTTATTATAAGCAGTATTTCACTTATGTTAACAATTATATCATTATTATGTCTAAATTGCAATGATTCTTTTTTCTGTTATCACCAAATCCATCAGTATATCCATGTTAGTTACAGGTATTTCTCTTTCTATCTGAGAATCATAACAAATTCCTATTTTAAATGTATTATTAGCTAAATTAGCTAAGTATTTATCATAATATCCTTTTCCAAAACCTAAACGATTGCAATGTTCATCAAAACATATTCCTGGGATTATCATTAGGTCTATATTCTCTTTTATTAGATTCTCCTCTACCCTTTTTGGCTCTCTTATCCCAAAATTAGAAATCTCTTCAATATTTTTCAAATCAGATACTTTATAAAATTCTAGATTTGATTCACAAACCACTGGTAATGCTAAAGTCTTTTTAGCTTCTAATATTTTTTTATTTATAACATGTGTGTAAACTTCATCTTCTAAACTCATATATGAACAAATCAATTTTGCTTCTTTATATTCTTTTAACATTATAATTTTGGATAGAATACTATTTGCTATATGTATTCTATCCATATTAGAAATGTTTTTTCTTATTTTTAAATACTTTTCTCTTAAATAATCTTTATCTTTCATAAATCACTTTAAATATTGGTCTATTATTCCTATAAATTCTTCATTATTTTTTGTTGACACCATTTTATCTATCAATTGTTCTGTTACCTCTGAAATAGGCATATGATTTAATGCTTTCCTTAATGAATATGTTGCTTCTAATTCTTCTAATGTTAATAATAAATCTTCTTTTCTAGTTCCTGATTTGTTAATATCAATTGCAGGGAATATTCTCTTTTCTGAAAGTTTTCTATCTAAATGTACTTCCATATTTCCTGTACCTTTAAATTCTTCAAAAATTACATCATCCATTCTACTTCCTGTTTCCACTAATGCTGTTGCAAGTATTGTTAAACTTCCTGCATCTTCAGTGTTTCTAGCTGCACCAAAAAACCTTTTAGGTTTATGTAAAGCACTTGGGTCTAATCCTCCAGATAATGTTCTTCCTGAAGAAGGAAGAACTAGGTTATATGCTCTTGCAAGTCTTGTAATACTATCTAATAATACTACAACATCTTTTTTTTGTTCTGTAAGTCTTTTAGCACGTTCTAATACCATCTCTGCAACTTTTACATGATGCTCTGGAACTTCGTCGAAAGTTGAATATATTACATCACCTGTAATAGAACGTTTCATATCTGTAACTTCTTCTGGACGTTCATCTATTAAAAGAACAATTAATTCTACATCTGGATTATTTGCAGTAATACTGTTTGCAAGTTTTTTTAATATAGTAGTTTTACCTGCCTTTGGTGGAGCTACTATCATTCCTCTTTGCCCTTTTCCAATTGGAGCCATTAAATCTATAATTCTCATGGTAAATTCCAAAGGGGCTGTTTCTAAACGTAATCTTTGGTTTGGATATATTGGTGTTAAATCATCAAAATGTTTTCTTTTATAAGCATTCTCTGGTGCTTCCCCATTTACTTCTCCAACAAATATTAATGCTGGAAATTTTTCTCCTTCTTTTGGAGTTCTTGCTATACCTTTAATTTTATCACCAGTGTCTAAATTAAATCTTCTTATTTGTACTGGAGAAACATAGACATCTTTTGGACTAGGTAAATAGTTTTCTCCTCTTAAAAAGCCATAGCTATCTGGCATTACTTCTAAAATACCTTCTATTATTTCATCTCCAGGATTAGTTAATTTATATCCTGAATTAGTTTGTTGTTCATCATTTGTTTCTTCAGTTAACAGCTCAATTAATTCTTCTTTTTTTAATTTTGAAATATTTTT